ATGACGATAAGAAGGGGTGAGGAGATACTGCTGTCGTTGAAGCTCGCTGGCGGGCCGCTCGTCTTTTCGTGGGCCGATGCTGAAGCAGCCATCGAACAGGCCCAACGGGAAGCAATTGAGGCTGCGGCGCGGCTGATCGAAACCGGTGAAGGCGTGGCGCGCTTTGATCGAGCCCGGCTGATCCGTTCCCTCATACCAGAAGGGGAGGGGTGATCGTGGCCAGCAAGGTTGGGCGATTGCCTTCGGCACCGTCGCCACTCGGCAGAGCCCGAGCCCCTTCGGGTCTCGGCCCTACGGGCGAGTGTCGAGCTATCGCGGGCGCGGCGATGAAGCGCCGTGGAAGGGCTCCGAACAAACGGACGCCGGCCGAGCAGGCGGCTTACGACCTCGGCTACCGCCACGGCTACAAGGCCGGGAGAAGCCACCAGCCGCGAGAATATCAGGGGCATTGCAAGAAGGAGTTCACTCATTGCTGGGGCTGTGTCGCCTACAGCGTTTGCCCCTTCCGGGCTGAATGCTCGAAGTGGCGCACTGCGCCAGTCGGCGACAGCTTTTTCAGCGCCTACGCGTGATTGAGTGGGCGGGCAGCCCTTCAAATAGAGAGGGAGAGTAATGGGAGACGTCCCTGCGCTGATCGCCGAGTTGGAGAGCTGGCAACAAGCCTACCCGCTAAGCGCCTTCCCGGAACCCGACTTACAGCGCGCGCGGGAGCTGCTTGAGGCGGGTGGCATGACCTTGGCCGCCGTGAGTGCTTCCAACATGCGCCATGTCGTCAATTGCATCGTTCCGCCCGTTCTTGAAGCGCTCAAACCCCTAGCGGAGGACCAGTAGATGAAGACGATGGCGGGATGTGGTAGGTGGGGGGATGTCTGGTCCCCGCCTAGCTCGACAGATTCCCTTGAGCGGACAGGCTTATCGTACCGCTCCCAAAGTTAGCCCCGGCACTAAATTTAGTCGCTCAGCTAAACAGGACTAAATTTGCCACCCACATGCTTCGACGGTTATCCGTCGAACCTGTCTGCCGTCCGTTCCGCCTTGGCGCTCACTGCCGCTGCAAGCGCCGCCCGTTCCGCCCGCATTTGCTCCCGGGTGCGCGTATCGGGCGCGCTGTCGGTCAGGTCGTCGATGATGCCCGTAAGCTTGCTGGCGACGCCCAGGAGGGGCGAGGCGACAGAGGCGCCGGGAATCGCCGCGGAAACCTGTTGAGCCGTCTGCAGGACGCCCTGGATGATGCGGAGTATGTCGGCCATTGTCAGGATCCCTTCAATGCTGTGCTGATCGCGGCCATGCCGGCCTTGGCTTCGCTGAGGGCAGCATCCATGTCGCCCGTCGAGCATGTGGCGGCGAACCGCTCGGCGCGGCCGAGGGCGGCGTTGGTCGCCCGGATCCCGCTCGCCACGGCCTTGCCCTTGGGCGAGCCGGGAACGATCACGTTGGCGTCGCCCAGTGCGTTGATGGCGTCGAGCGCCAGGTCGAACGCCTTCCATGCCGTCTCGAGCTTGTCGTCGGCGACGCAGGCGGCCCGCTGGATGGCCGGAGGCGCCGTGGTCGTGAGCCCCGGAACGCAGCCCGCCAGCAGCAGCGGCGCGAGGTAAAGCATCTTTCGCATCGTCTCTCTCCTCATCTCGGAATATGATCCGGCCCATAGGACAGGCTCTCCCCGTCCCATTCGAAGCGGCAGATGGGCGGGCTGCCGTGGGACAGATCGGCGCGGTCGAAGATGGCGTTGGCCTCGCGGACGAGCTCCGGAACGTCTTCCGGGCGCGAGCGGGCGGCTTCCTCGATCTCGGCCTTCAGCCGCCACCAGCGGGCGCGCTCAGTCACCGGTACGCCCCTCGTAGACGCAGCCCGGAAACGGCGGCTCGCCCTCGGCCAGATAGTCCTCGCAAAACCAGGGCTGTCCCTGGTCCTCGGGATGATCGTCCGCGCAGAACTGGCAGTCGGTCGCGATGTCGTAGATCGCCTGGGCTTCCTGGTCGAAGCCGAGCCGCCGAAGCTCGGTCGATATTTCGAGAAGCCGCTCGACACAGGGGGACGGAAGCTCGGCCGCCTTGGCCGGTGAAGAGAGCGAGGCGAAAGCGGCGAAAGCGGCGACGAACAGGAAGCCCATGCCGGCGATGCCGAGCATGTCGCCTCGCCGGTGGTTGTCGGGATCCGTCCTCGGGTGGCCGGCCGGCGTGAAGTAGCTGGCCCGGAAGAACAGGAACGCGGCGACGACGGCAACGGCGATCAGGATGTGAATCGTGTTCATGGCTTTTCTCCACGGTAGAGGCGGGCTTCGGCCTCGCGGCGGCGGGTGAGCCCGCGCATCACCTTGCCGCCGGCGCGGTTCCACCTGACGAACTCGGCCGCGGCGCCCCTGAAGTCGCCGGCCTTGTGCTTTTTGAGGAGCGTCGACTTGGCGAGGTTGCCGGTGCCGAGGTTGTAGGCGAACGAGACCAATGCATCGAACTGGTGCTGAGCCGTCGGCGCGTTGCCGAGCAGGGTCTCGACCTTGCGCGCGAAGGCGGACAGATGCCCGGCGAACCGCTCGTCCGCCTGACGCTGGGTCCAGACGGTGCCGCGCCTGATGTCGGGACCGGTCGAGCCCCAGCCGATCGTCCACGGGTCTCCGCCGGAGGCGGGGTCGGGATAAGCCTCTATGAGGCCGTCCTTGCGCTTCCTCGCGAGGCCTTCGAACGCCTTTATGAGGTCGGCGCCGTCCTTGCTCACCTTCATGGCTTGCGCTCCTGGTCGGTAGGCTGGCGCTGGCCGGCGAGCGTGCCCGCGAGCGCGATGAGCCCGGTCAGCACTCCGCTGATCCCGATGGCCTCGACGGAGCGGTTGTTGTAGGCGAGAACGCAGGCGGCGACGAACATCACCCCGAGCAGCCCAAGCACGGCCAGAAGGGCATGGAAGCGGCGCTCGGCGGTCATATCTTCCCGTTCGCCCTGAGGACGACGATGACGATGGTGATCACGCCGAGCAGCACCGGCACCCAGATTCGCAGCATGTTGGCGAGGCTGAGCGCGCCGTCGAGGCGGCTGCGGTCCGTTTCCAGGCTGTCTACCTTGGTCTCGACCACCTTCAGGCGGGCATCGATCGCGGCGACCGCTACCGCTATGCCCTTGATCTCCACCACCTCGCGAGTAAGGGCATCGATCTTGGAGGAGGTGTTGTTCATTGAATGCACCACTTCACGCAACTGGCCCCGCATCTCGCCGAGCATCAGGTGGATGTTGTCCGGAATGACGGGCTGATCAGCCATCGACATTTCCCCTGCCACGGTGAAGATATCGCTCGACCGTCCCCACAGGCCGAGAGATGGGGAAAAAGGTCATCGCGGCACCGCCGTCCACGTGCCGGGAGTCCCAGGCGCGTCGCAGGTCCAGTATTCCGCGGTCGTGAAGGCCGTCACGTCGCCGTTGTTGAAGACGCGCTCGCCCTTGGCGTGATAGCCGGTCGTCGGCGGAGCTTTGGCCACCGTGATCGCCCGGCCCTCGTTCCCCGCCCCGAGGAATATCTCGATCGGGTTGAGGACGCCCTTCTGAGCCGCCGAGCGGCCGAAATTATAGGGGCTGGCGGTGGTCGTGAACTGCCAGGAAACCGGCTCGTTGCCGGTGTAGAAGCCGACCAGCCCGGTGCCGTTGAACTTCAGCCCGGTCGCATCCGGAGCGATCGTGGCGTGCGAGAAGCGATAGACGATGTCCTGGGCGAGATTGGAGAACGCCTCGCCCCAAGAAGCGGTGCTGCCGCTGCCGACGGCGGTGTAGAAACCGCCGCTCGAGGAAAGCCGTCCGGAATCCGCATGCTCGAGAAGGCCGGAGATGCCGGCGCCATGCGTTCCCCCGACCGCGAAGGCAGGGGAAACGAGGATCGTCGGCGGCTGCGAGCCTTCCGAATAGCAGCTGACAAAGAGATTGCCGTGCCCGGAAGGGGACGTCGCGCAATAGGCGCCGCCGGCCTTGTAGGTCGTGCCGCTGACCCAGGCCGAGGCGGTGACGGCTTCGCCGTTCGTCTTCTCGACCCAGGCCGTGCCGGTCCCCGGCGCCTGCGTTGACGCGGCCGCCTCGTGGTCGGGATGGACGGCCCAGGTCTTGCCGCCGTGAGTGACGACCGCCGCCAGGGTCCTCCCGCCGCCGTTGCCGACGACGCCGTTCAGCGAGGCGTGGCACTGGATGATCGTGCCGCCGAGGAAGCTCTTGTTTTCGATCCCCCAATTGCCGTTGCCGACGAGATCGAGACCCATGATGACGAACGCATTGGTGTCGCCGCCGTCCAGGAAGACGCCGGAGCCTCCGCAGTCCGTGATCCGCCCGCCGATGATCCGGAAGAGGCTCCCCTCCCCCGTCGCACCGCCGTCGGCCTCGCAATGATAGCCGTTGCCCCCGAAGTCCCTGATCCCGACATTCTCGGCGAAGATGCGGGCGCTGAACTCGATCCCGTGAGCTCCGGTATCGGATCCGGAGCCGACCAGGACGAGGTTGCGGAAGGTCGTCCCGGCTCCGGTCGTCGTGCCGCTCACCGCCTCGTGACGGACGTTGAAGCCCGTCTTGTCGGCGGCGAACCTGAGGACCGTGGCCGCGCTGAGGTTGGTCGAGCCGGTCGCGCAACCCTCGATTATCACCGCCTTGTCGATGACGATCGTGTCGGAGAAATAATATTCGCCGGGAGGAAAGAATATCCGTCCGCCGGCGGGGTCCGTGAACGGCGCAATGGTCTCGGAAACCATCGCGATCGCCGCCTCGAGCGCGTCGACAAAATCGGTCGTGCCCGGGTCTACGTTGGGCTTGATGGTGGTGATGTCGATGAAGCCGCGCGCGGCAATCTCCAGCCATCGCCCGGCCTCAAGCGGATCGACGTCATCCGGCCTTATGATGCCCGGAGGCTGATCGTCGGCTTCCGAGGATGGAGCCCAGACATAGACACCTCCGGCCCGGTCGCCGGCCGCTTCACCGCCCTCGACGATGACGTTCTCCCCGCCTTCCAGATCGGCGGTGGGGAGCGCGCGCAACGCCTCGCGCGTCGCCACGCTGAGCAGTTCGTCCGCCGGTCCCGCCGGAAGGCGGACGACAATCGCGGGAGCGTCTACCATTTGCCCAAAGCCCTGCTATGATCGAACGATGCACGTCGCTTTTCTCTGCTGGAGAGCTGTCCGCGTGCTGTTGCTGTTCGTGCTGATGTATTTCTTTTCATCGCCGATCCTTTTCCTCCTCGGCTGCCGCGGGAGCTGCCAGCTTCCCTAGGGCCTCGCGCATCGGGAGGATGTCCTGGGCGATGGCGGGATCGCGGTTGGCGACGCGCCCGAGCTTGCGGGCGATCTCGGCCGGCTCTCGCTTTTGACGCGCCATCCAGACGAGCGCCCTGGCAAATGCAGGAGAGGCCAGAAGGCGTCCGGTCAGGTTCTCGGCAACGAAAGACAGGCCCATCGTCCCCCAGCCGAAACCGTAGGAGGCCATTCGTCCTACTTCCGAGACATTGGAGGCGCCCGCCGTGCCGCTGTAATTGGCGTAGCGTCCGGCGTTCCTCGATCCCTCGGCGATCTTCGCCAGATCTTCGATGGCCGCCCGGCTCTCGCCCTTGAACAGGGTGGAGCGGGTCCGCTCGGGCAGCTTGTCCCAGTTGGTGAGGAAGGTCTCGAGCGAAAAAGCCTGGCCTGAGGCGCCCTGCTGACCGCTGGAGGCCCGGCCGAGCTCCTGGATCAGGGAGCCGCGGATTATGCCCGCTTCCTCATCCGATACGGTGCTGAGAAATGTCCGAAGCTTGGCGCTGTCGCCTCGGCCCATGCTGGCGAGCTTTTGGGCGACGGCCTCTGCCGACCGGCCATCCCGGCGCCCGACGACCTCGCCGATGACGTCGTCAATGACCCTCAGCCGCTCAGCCCATTGGCGGTCGGCCTGACGGAAGGAATCCCGCGCCGACTCGGGCAGCGACTCCGCGATATCCTCGCTGAGCTGCTGAAGCACATCCCCCGCCCGCCGCTGGAAATCGGAACCGCGCAATTCGTCGCTCTGCGCCATGGCGCGCACGCCGGTTCTCAAGCGACGGATGGCGTCGATCGGCACCCGGCGCAATTCGCCCTGGTCGTCGACGAGATCGGCCCTGAGGCGGTTCAGGGCGGCGATTTCAGGCGCATTGGTGTTGGCCGTGGGAGCAAGCTCGGCGAGATGCGCATCGAGGCTTTCCACGGCCTTGCGGCCGCTCGAGAAAATATCTCCTGTCTCGGCTCGTGCCGTCTCATAGAGGCGCCGGCCCTCTGCGGCGCTGCTGTCGATGTAGCGCTGGGCGGCCTTTCGGGCGGTCTCGCCCAGCGCCTCCTGCCGAACCGGCGTCCCTTCCGCGGCGGCGATCGAGGCCAAGCGGGCGGCGGCCTGGCTGTTGACGCGCTCGGCGCCGCGAATGACAGGGCCTGAGCCGAAAGGCGTTTGAACGAGCCCAGCGGTAACTCGGCGAGTGAGGGGGCCGCCGACATCCGCGGCAAGGGGCTCAACCCCCTGCCGCCGTGCGGCTTCCATCAGGTCTACAGCAGAAGTGCCACCGTCCCCAGTGCCAGTGCCACCACCACGCGGCTTGATATGGTTCCCGATAAGGCCGAAAACCGCTCCGGCGCCGGCGCCGATGGTCGCGCCAGCGCCGGCGTTGATGAGGCGGTCTGTAAGCGAGCCTTCGGCTGAGTTGAAGCCGTAGGCGCCGCCATATCCTGCGCCGACGCGGGCGAGCTGTCCGGCCGACGAGGCGCCGAAGGTTGGAAGGAGGAGCCCGCCGCTGACCTGCCCCGTGATCCGGGGAAGATAATGATGTTGCTCATCGTAGGCGTCTATAGCACGCTCTCTGCGCAAATTCTCGCGCATAGTGCCGCCGTTGAAGATCGTTTCTCCCGCGGCGGCGATCTCGTCGGCGAGGCCCAGGGTCAGGGTATCCGCGACGCCCCGCACGCCGGCGTCGATTGTCTCCAAAGCGCCGCCTTCGCCTCTTTGCGGCAGATCCGGGACAGGCGTGTCGGTTTCGCCTCGGGCTATTCTCTGTTGATAGGCTTCTTCGGTTTCGCCGGGCCGCCGATCGTCCGTTATGTCGACCCTGAGACCTTCGTCGCGCCCAACAAGCTGATCCACCAGGTTGCTGGGGGTGGGCGCCACGACTTCGGGAGGGATTTGCCCCCTTACCGCTGCCAGCGCCTCATCGATCTGGGGAGCCGCCTTTCCCGCCTTGACCTTGGCCGCTTCCAATACGCGGATGAGGCGCTCTCGTTTGTCGGCGACGGTCTCGTCGCTGTCGCCAAGCTGCGGAAAGTATGCGCGCCTATACCCCTCCAGTTGCTCACGGGTATAGGCCGCCCCGGTGCCGAGCGTGAGGGCGGCATCGACAATGTCCAGCTGCGCCGCCTCCACCCTCTGTCGCTCCGGCCCGGTCGCCCAATTGCGCGCATCGTCTCCGAAAAGCCCCGCGAGGGAGGCGCCGACGCCAGGCTTGGCGGCGCCGGGGTTTTCGCGAAGCGCTGCCGCAATGTCGGACATCCCGCCCTTGATTCGGGTGGCAAGGAAAGCCGCCGTCCGCTCGGCCTCCACCAGCTTGGGATCGCTGACGTCCTGTTGCAGCTCCTTGCGCCCGCGCTCGATCTGGATTTCCTTCAATTCCCGGTCGAGGGGCGCCGTGGAAAGATCGATTTCCAGCTTGCGGCGCTGCAGCTCGCGATTAGGATCGCCGCCCGTAACGGGAACGAGCCCGCCCTGCGCCGACGCCGCGCCCTGTTTCGTCCAGTCGATTTCCCACGGGTTCTGCTGCATCACCTCAGACCCACCCGGCGGGAATAGGCGCGTGTCCTCGGCCCCCAATTCTCAGGGTCCGTGCCACCGTGATATTCGAGAACCGCACGGTCCCAGCTTCCGGTGCGCCGGTAGCTTTCCAGCAGGTGAAGCGCGGCGACGCGGGCGGCCGCGTCGGGGCCGGAATAGGCGTCGACGCCGTGCTTTCGCAGGAACGCCTCACGAGTGGCGGGAATGACCTGGTAAACGGTCCTTGCGCCCGCCGGAGAAACCTGATCGGCGTTTGAGCGCTCGCCGCGCGTGCGGATGCGGGACAGGAGCCCGGCGGGGAGCCCGTATTCCCGTTCGAGCGGAGCCTCAAGCCGGTCATAGGCGGGATCGAGGTAGGAAACGCCGTCACGGAAAGGTATGCGAGCCTGGCGGGCTCGCACCTCCCTGGACAGGCTCCCATGAATTTCGATCGTTCGGATTGCCGCCCCTGAAGCGGAAGCCGTTGACTACCTGTCCGGGCTGGGGGCCGGCTTGCGGCGCCGCTCCTCCCGGCGGGCTCATCAGCATGCTCACTTGTCCGGTTGTCGGGTCCGTGACGAGCCTCGGCTGCGGCGCATAGCGGTTGCGAAGTATTTCCCGGCCCTCCGGGGACTGCGGGTCGATCCCGGCAGCGTTCAGCTCGCGGACAAACGGTGATTCCTGCTCGGCCCGAGGCGCAAGAACGGTCGTAACCGACTTGCCGAGCTGTACGAGGCCGGTGAGGCTTTCGTCGCTGAGGTCGGCCGCGGCCAGTTCCTCATCCCCGAATCCGGCCTGCCGGAGAAGGGGCACCAACTGCTGGAAGTTTGACGCGCGCTGTTCGACAGGCAGCGACAGAAGGTGGGACGCGACGCGGCCCATGACCTGAGCCTCCTGATAGGCCTGCTTGCGCTGCGATTCGTCGAGCTTGCCAAGCTGCTCGCCCAGATCGTACTCGCCGCCTCCGATCGCCGCCTGCGTGGCGCCACGATAGTCTCCCGCGCCGATCCTGCTCGAAACGGCTTCGCGCGTTTTCTCTTTGCGGTCGTACTCGCGCTCCTGCCGCTCGAGCTGCCGCCGCCGAGCCGCCATCTGGGCGCCGAGACCGAATGCCTGCAGGGCTTCCAGGGTGGAGAACGGCATGCTAGCCGCCCGCCGGGAGCTTGCTGACGCCCCCATAGCTGGATCCGAACGCCGCCGTCCCCGCATTCACGAGGTTCTGGATCAGGCGCTGGATGTTCTCCGACGAGGCGTTGGCGGCGTCGATCCGGGCCCGCCCAGCCTCTCCGGTGGCGCCGATGATCTGATTGGTCGCCTGCCCCCCCACTCCGGCGACCAGGCCGCGAGCGTTGGCGCCGGCCGACTGAAGCCCGCCGAGATAGGACAGGTAGTTTCCAAACTCTCCGCTGGCGAGGTTCTGGTTGAACTGGGAGCCGGCCTTCAGGGTCGCACCGCTGATGCCCGAGCCCCCGGCGAAGGCGCGATTGTTGATCGCTCCCATGCCCTCGGCCAGACGGGTGGTGTAGCCGGTCGAGCCCTTGTAGGTCTCGAATGCCCTGGCGGCAGCTTCTGCGTCGCCTCCCAGGCCGAGCAACGCCCCGATAGTGCCCTCGGCGTCGCCTCCCAGGCCGATGGTCGGCGCGTTCAGCCCATATTGATAGTCGCGGTTCTCTTTCGCAGCGGCGATTTGCATCGCGGCCGTCTGTTGCGCGATCTTGGCGACCTTCCTCGCGCCTTTGCCGCCGAAAAGTCCGCCAAGCGCGCTGCCGAGGACGCTGATCCCCGCAGCGGCGACCATCGGGGCGACCATCAGGAATCCCCCGCGCTAGTATCCCCATGAATGCAGCCGCGCGCCATGCGCGAACGGTAAGAGGATACCGCCTCTAAACCTAATCAGGGCTCCAGAGCGGAAATGCGCGCTTCATGGTCGGCGAGGGCAGTATTATGGTTGGCGAGGGTAGTATTGATCGTGGACACGGCCGCGTTCGCGGTGTCGGCGTCCGCCTGGGCCGCCAAAGCGGCCGTTTCCGCGGCTTCCGCCGCGGCGGCGGCGGCCTCGGCGGCGGCCTGGGCGACCTCGATCGCCGTCGCGAAGTCGACCAGTTCATTCAGGAGGTTGCGGATGTTGCGGACATTGCCGTTGAGCCAGCCCAGGAACTCGGCCGTAGGCCTGCCCTCGCGGTCGACGATGGCGCGGACCTGCTGAAGCTCGGCGAGGTTGACTGGAGTGAAAGGCATTTAGCGCCATCCCTCATTGGCCATGGCGCCGGCTATCCGCACTTTCACGTCATCATCGATACGTATTTCGAAGCTGCGGTAAGGCTGGTCCGGAGTTCCCATCCTGTAGAGGCTGACGACGTCCATCGGCGCGCGCGCCTCAAGCTCCTCATAATGGGCGGGATAGTCGTCCTGGCCGTCTTTCCAGCGGACCCGCAGGGTGAAGTCCGCGGATGCGCCCACGCCGATGGACAGGCTGTCCTGTCGCCCGCTCCGGCCCATGAAGGCGAGCGTGCCGCTGAGCTTGCGGACCATGACATCGCCCCGGTCGGCATTGGTCGACGGATCGAGCGTCGAGACGATGCCGCTCGACTCCTCCCCGACCAGACAGGTTCCGTCCGCGGCGAAGGTCGCGACGTGCGGATTTCCCTGTGCCCATGCGAACTGTGGCCACACGCCCTTGGCAGGCGATGCCGGATCGTAGACGAAGGAGCCCTGACCGGGGATCTTCAGGACGTAGAATTTATGGCCGTCATGCTCCAGGACCATGGCTGACGGCTCGCCGGTGCGCTTCCTGAGCCGCTCCTCGATGCTGTGGTCGCTGATCCGCTGGGGGACGTTGCCGAGCCTGTAGACGACCGCGTCGTCTCCGACCCAGATGAGGCTGTTGTCGAAACGATGGAGGGTGTCGCGGGCGAGACAGCCGCGGGAGAATGTCCGGCCGGCCGCCCTCAGGAATGCCGCGTCGGAGTCCCCTGTCGGCTGCCACACCTCAGCCGAACGGCGACCGAACAGGAATAGTTCGCCCGCCAGGGCCCGCGAGGCGACGAGCCCGTCAGGCGAGCTCTCGGCCGTGGCGAAATGGAGCGCGTCGACCTCGTCCGAACCCGGTTCCAGCCAATAGAAGCGGCCGTCCGGACAGGCGAGGATGAGGAAGTTGTTGAGGGTGTCGATGTCGGCGACGGCGCGGTCGTCCGGCATCTCGATCGCCTCGAGATCGGTACCGTCATATTGGTGTGGAATCGTCGAGGAGAGAAGGAACAGCTTCTCGTAATTCGCGACCATCGGGGCCCGCCCGGAGCCTCCTACAGCGCCGATGTTCGTTTTCGTCCCATCGTCGATGCTGAGAAGCGAGCCCCCGGCCACCGCGAAAAGGAGACCGCTGAATACCTGGTCCTGTTGGAAAAGCCCCCTTACCGCACCGCCGAGGTCGATATGTTCCGTGAGGCCCGGCCGCTGGAGGCGCATGACGTTGTCGGGCGAGGCACCGGATTTGTCTTCCTCCAGGTAGAAATTGACGCACAGGCTCTCGGGCTGGAAAGCGTCGTCGCGCCTGTAGGCGCTGAGGGCGAGCGGCACCGGCGGCATTGCCCTGAAGATAGCCTTCAGGGTACTGGAAACCTAAAGAAGGGACCAAACTTGCCGCCTAGCGGCTTTCGAGCTTTGGAGGGATATGTGGACTAGCCCGGAAACCTCAGCACGGTCTCGGCGATGTGGCCAACCTCTCGGGATAGGGTGTGGTCGATGTAGATGGGGATTCCGGCCTCCCTAAGCCGGCGGCAGAAATAGCGGTCCTCCCCTATGTGAACGTTTGGCGCGGGCCACTCCTCCTTGAACATTGGCCAAAAGTCTCCGCCCGTCGCCTCGGCATGACGCTGAAGGTCGTCCATCACTCCCATCGCCAGGAGGCACATGCCGAGACCCACGCTCTCAACCTCCTGAAGACCGTCCCGCCCGACGCTTTCGACTATCGCCCCCTCCGCAACCGCGGTGGCCGAGTGCGGCGGGGCGCGGCGCGGCTGGTTTATCCCGATCACCGGCTTCTTGTGTTCCAATAACCTAACCAAAGCATTGGCCGGAAACTCGTGGTCGCAATCCAGCATAAGCGCAAAATCCGCGCGCGCTTGGCGGGCTCGAGAAAGGAGAGCGTTGCGCGCCACGCTTAGCGCCGAAAGGCTCACCGTGGACGTCTGGACGTCAGCTGCGATTTTACTGACCGTGAACGCTACGAGGTTGGCGAGACTGTGAACGAACTGAGGGGGAGCGCCGCCATGAATGGGAACGAGTATCGCGATATTCACTAGCGATGATTGGCAGATTTCCGCTCCTTACGCTATTCTTTTCACGGAAAAATTGTCCATCGAAAGCGTTGCGCCGGACGTAGCGGCAAGCGTGAACGTCTGCGTAAATGTGTCCGAAATCACCCGCTCTTCCGTGTAGGTGCCAGGGACTGGCCGCCCCGTCCCACTGCCGGCAAATGAGAAAAACGCCGTGCCTGCCACTCGCGACACGAGCGTGAACGTGACTTCATAGGTGCCGGCGTTGACCGGATGGATGCTTGACGTTTGCGTACACGTCTTTGTGCCGGACCCGCCCGCGGCGTTCAGGGTGCCGCCGGAAATGTTGGCGGGATTCGCCCCGCCCAGCGTCCACCCATCGGCGCTGTCGAAACCGCCGTTGACGACGAGCTCGACGTTAAGCGGCGTTTCGACGGGACCAGTGACGACTATATCGTCGACCGACAAAACAGGGCCGCCGTTGGCGACGAATGTTTGGGTCGGGCCGGCACGGATAAGCTCGCTGTAGGTGCCGTTTGCGCTTCGGGCTAGCCCGTTGGTACCCCCCAATTGTGCCTGAAAGGCCGATCCTTCAAAGTCGGACACCGTATACTCGACCTGGTAGAACAGGCCTTCCACAAGGGGGGAGTTCGTGTCGCGAAAAGCGGTTCCGTTCTCGCCGAATGTCAGCTTGCCGTCTGCAATGATGTTGGTGCCGCCGCCCTGGTCCGTGATCGTCCAACCAGCCGCGCTATCGAACGTCCCGTTGTCGATCAGGTTCTCGGGCCCGGCCGGGCCCGGCCGCCGTCTCGCCAGCAACAGCCGGAAATCGAGGGCTCGCGAACGCATCAACCGAACACGATGAGGCCGGTTGCGGTCGTTCCCGTCTCCCTGACGATGACGCCGTTGCCGACCGGGATATATTCCCCTTCCAGGGCAGGAATGGTCACATCCGCCCCGCTGCCGGTCGCGCGCAGCACGACGTTGCCGGCGCCCGCCACCCTAAGATACTTGGCGGCGGCGAGCGTCGCGTCGTCCTCGGATATGTCGACCGCCGCGATAACCGTGATCTCGGCGGTGGCGGCGAGGTCGGAAATGCTCTGCTCGTCCAGGCCCACAGGCGCGGCCATGCCGTTCATGCGCTCCATCAGTAAAAGCTCCCATAGGCTTCGCGCCGCGGCCGGCTGAAGCCGCTCACGAGGTTGGACCGGAAAATACCGGCAAGGCGAGAGGTGGCGCCCGTGACGTCGCCGCCATATTCGTCGGCGATCTGGAGGGCGAGAGCGGCCTTCAGCCCATCCTCGTCCCGGGTGGACAGGGGCGCGAGGTCGTCGAGACCCAGATCCCCGATCTGGATCCAGCGTCGGATCGAGCCGTCGTAGATATATTCCTGGGTCTCGCCGCTGTGGGCATCCGAGATGACTACCACGGAACAGTCACGCGGCGGCCTCAGGTCCGCGTCGGCGACGCTCGCCGGAGGAACCCAGCGCGAACCGTATTCGGCAGGACTGCCCAGCGACTCGCGGACGAGCTCGGGCAAGGTGATCTCGATTTCCACGTCGACATCGCTGTTGCGGAAGATGCGCTCGTTCTCGTGGGCGGTGTAGTCGCCGACCGGCACGACATCCCTCAGGCGTCCGAACGCGCCGGAGTCGATGAGGGAGCGGTAGAGTCCCTTCAACGATGCCAGCGCGTCGGTTGCGTCGGTCGATCGCGCCTCGCGACCGCTCGCCAGCTTACCCAGCTTGCGAAGCGCTCCGTTCACGACCGCCCGGCACGTCGCCACTTACTCCTCGGGCGTCTCGAGCGCCGACCGGCGCGCCTCGAGCGCGTCCAGCGCGCCGACTCGGGACTTGCCGCCCCTCTCTGCCTCGATGAGCCGATCGATCTCCTCCACGTCGTCGACGCCGTCCAGATAGGCGGTCAGCTTCTCGACGCTCTGGTCCAGCGGACCCGGCTCCGTGGCTTCCTCTGCGGATGCCTTGGGGGCCGGCTTCTCGGCGGAGAAGGTCGGATTTGACCTCAGCTTCGCCAGGCGAGGGTGATCGTCCGGCACGTCCACGGCCTTGCCTCGAACGAAGTGGATACCGGCTTCCGTGATCTCGGACTCTTCGCCGACATAGGTGATTTTCGCCATTATGCGGGCTCCTCGATGTAACCATGAAGCTCGGCGACGACGGTTCCGGTCGCGGCGCCGGTACCGGGGCCGGTCGTCACCTTCAGGACCACGTCCGTATACTTGGTCGTGACATAGTCCATGCCGGTCGCGGCAAGCGTGGTGGTGAAACCGCCGGCCTGACCGACCGTGGCGCCGCTGAAGTAGCGGTCGTCGTCATCCGCGTCGCCCAGCGACAGGACGATGGCCGGCGAGCCGTTGGTGTCCAGGTCGGACGCCTTCAGCATCCCGCCCGTCACCCGAAAGCGCGGGTGGAGCCGGAACATCGTCACGGTGTCGTCGGCGGCGAGGGCGGCGGTCAGGGTGAACTCACCGCGCTCGACCTTGATCGAACGGCCGCCGATACCCGGTCCGGAAACCGGATAGCGGGGAGCCGTCATCTGGAGAGATTTGTAAGCAGTCATCGTCTCGGCTCCCTATGCGTCGGCCACGGCCGCGGTGATGATTTCGAAGACGCCGTAGGCGGTGCCGCCACGGCTGATCTTCTTCTGACCGCGAAGCTCCTCGGTCGCGACGCCGGGACGGAACCCGTAGTCGCGGTCGGGATCGGAACGCGGCGTCGGCTGCTGCTCCCATGCGATGGCAACGGCGCTCTGCCCGCACAGGAAGTTGCGGACGACGTCGATCGAGGAAGCGCCGGCGCCGGCGATCACGGTGAGCTCGTCGGTTTCACGGATGATGACGCCGTCCCAGATGAGGTCGCCGTCCTGGAAGATCGGGTTGTCGATGCCGCGGGCCCGCGCGTCGCGGTTGGCCTGCTGCATCGCCGTGTCGTTCTTCAGATCGCGGAAGGCGAGCGGATGGGCGAACAGGACGAAATATTCACGTCCGTCCTCCGTCCGATAGGGGCGGATGCCCGGGTCGGCTGCCTTCGCCATGCGCTTGGCAAGCGAGATAAGCGACGTGGTCAGCTTGTCGTTGGTCGCGTCGATGTTCCCCAGCGCCGTTGCGAAGACGTTGGACGAGGCGTTCGACTTTGACGCTCCGAACAGCATCCGGTCGGCATTGTTGACGAGATGCGTGTTGCGCTGGCCGGCCGAGGCCGATGCATAGGCGACGGCCGTATCCGTGCCGGGAAGCCCGTTCTCGTCGTCGGCGCCGGGGACGATGATCGAGTTGAGCGATGCGACGATCGCATCCTTGAGGTTCGTCGCCGCCCAATCCTTCAAGAGCGGCTTGGCCGCCCCGAGAAGGTCCATCTCCGTCCGGTAGGAGGTCGACTTGGGCACGACCACGCCGTTGCGGATCCAGCGGGTCCGCACCTGGTCGTTGAAGTTCTCCAGATCTTCCTCGTTGCCTTCCAGCACCTCGGAATCCTGGACGCCGCGGCCCTTGAGCCGGCCGAGCAGGGGGATGTTGATGATCGACGCACCGCCGGTCTCGGAACCGGTGAGGATGCGGAAGATCGCGGTCTGAGCGCGCCCCATGTAGGGCATGAACCGCGTCTCGCGGACATATTCGCTCAGGTATTTGTTGGACCACGTCTGCCTTTCGGAGGCGGTGGCAAGGACGACTTCGGCCATTTCTCGTTATCCCGGAAAGACGGCCTCGACTCCCGCGGTCGCCCCGGTCGGCACATGCTCGATTCCTCCCCCGGAAGGGGCGGTGACAAGGCTCGGCTTGGGCGCAGCAGGCTTCGCGGCCGGTTGCGGTGGCGCCGGCGGAGCGGGTCCGCCGGCAGGCGCTGCGATCAGTCCCAATTCCGCTGCCCGGCGCCGGACATATTCGTCCGGATCGTCGCCGATCTGCGAAATCAGGGTCGACTGCTGATGCTGTCGGACGATCCAGTCGATCGGGTGGCGCTCGCGCATGTACTGGGCGGCGAAGATAGGATCACTGTTGGCCCGCTCCATCGCCCATTGGGCGGCGGCTTCGACCTTCTCCACGCCGTGATCCTTGCGCGCCAGCTCGTCGCTCATCTCGAAACGCAGTTGCGTCACGCGCTGGTCGACGAACCCTCTCTCTGCATCGTCGAAGGGAACGGGCTGGGGCTGACCGGACGCTTTCGCCTCCTGCTCGGCCTTCCAGTGCTTCAGCTCCTTCAGCTCGTCCCGCAGGTCCAGGAACTTGGCGAGGGGCACGGTGTGCTCATCCCTGGCCTTCGGTTCCGGCTGCGGTTCAGGCTCTGGCGAAGGCTCCGGCGTCGGCTCGGGGGCCGGTTCCGGGGCAGGCTCGGGCTGCGGCTCGGGGGCAGGCGCCTCCGCTCCGAACAGTTCCTCGCCCATCTTCTCCAGTGCGTCCGCCACTGTTGCCCTTCCCTTCCGCTCGTATCGTGAGCGCCTACGACAGCAACTGTTGCGCCGTTGCCGCGTCCGGGTTGGTGTCGGGGACCGGAGCCTCGAAAGCTCCGCTTGGGGCGAAGCGGTATCGTGTTACCGCGCGCGGAAGGCTAAACCTAATCGGCTCAAACAGGCGGCCCCGCCCCCATATTGAAATAGGTTCTGGCCGTTTCCGCCTCTATCCGATCCGCCTCGGCCGCGGTCTTCGCCGCCTTCACCGCTTCATGGCCCTGCTCGAGCTCGGCGATCCGCGCCTGCATCATCTCCAGCGCCTGTTGGACCTGCGGGGGAAGCCCGCCCTGCTGCTCCTCCTTCAGCGCCTTGATTCTTTCCAGAACGCGCCCCTTGTCGGCCATCGGGCTCATCTCGATCAACAGCTCGAAATGCGGCGAGAAGGGGTCCACGCCAGAGCGGACGACCTCCAACATATCCGCGAACACTTCCTGCTGGAGATTGGCCGTGTCGGGCACGGTATCGACGATGATGTCCATATCCATTTCGGCGAGGCGGTTCTTCACTCCCACCTGGACCTGACCAGCCGTCATCATCGGCTGGCCGGCCGGATCGGTAAACGTCTGTCCTCCGACGACGACCGGCACCATGCCAGGCCCCATCACCGGCTCGTTGATCTGGAGGAACTCGGGCGCCTGCGTCTCGTCCGTGATCCGAATCCACATCGGCTCGGTCCAGAATTGCTGGGCGCGCCACCACATTTGCCGATAGCACCGGTTCTCCCAGTCGCTGAAGCGGCCAAGCGGCCTGGCGAGCTCCGTCATGCCGGCCTGTTGCTTGACGAGGCGCGCGCGCCCGCTCTGGCCAGCCCCTTCCTGCCTGCCGAGGACCGCCGGCGTCGGCCCCATCCGCTCGATTTCCTGCTTGCTCTCGGCTAGAAGCAATTGCTGACCTGACGCGAGGTCGGCGACGGGGACGAGCTGCCAGCCTGAAGGGATCACGCCGTCCGCGCGGGACGCTTCCTGCCGGGCCGTGTCCGCGTCGACCTGGCCGGCTCCAGGCTGACTTTCCTGAAGCTGGCGGCTGTTCGCGAGGTGGAGAAGGCGGGACCTGCGCGCGTTGATCTCGTCCTGAATGGGGACCATGTTGCGCACGCGGCCGTAGCGCTCGTTGTCCCGGTCGATATAGCAGCTCACCGCCTCGATGGGGCAGAGGCTTCGGCCCTTGTCGTCGACATAGCCGGTGGAATCATGCTCGAGGACGCCGGCGCCCGTGTAGACGCAGCGATACCATTGCCCGGCCTTCTCGTAGAACAGGCTCACGACCAGGATACGGCTCGTCTTGCGATCGACCCATCGTCCCGCCGTCTCGGGCTTGTCCCCCCAGGTCTCCTCGAACAGCGCATCGTTGCCCGTAACGCTCATCAAGTCGCCGATACGGTCCGTCGCCTCCTGATAGACGCCGCGGACGTAATCGCTGTGCAGCCACTGGGCGAAGCCGAGATAGCGGGCGTCCTTGAAATCGTGGCGGCGGGAACGGGGGTCGTAGAAGAACTCGCTCCATCGGATCTGATTGGCGCTGATCGTCTCGCCGTCGCATTCGATGATGATCGCTGCAGGCCCCTCGATCAGAAAATCCTCGGCGCAGTCCAGCTTCACCTCGTCGAAATTGGTGATGTCGGCGATATAGCGGAGCGTCTTGGTGGCGACGTCCGCCGCCTCCTCGCCGTTGGGGTTGCGCGGATAGGCGCGAGGATCGACCCTGCCTGCCTCCAGGACGCCGAGGATGCCGTCGATGCAGGGCTGAACGCGATTCGTCCAGATCGCCGGCTGCCCTCTCATCTTCAGCGTCGCCCGGACCTCCGAGTTGAGCTGCTTGGGCCCATCGTAATAGTCGCGGTCGGTCTGCTGCTTCTTCCGGGCCGCGGCGGTCAGGTCGCGGGCTTCATCGAAACGCTTCCTGAGATCGGTCAGCGCGGGGGGTTCCACTGGAAACAGCGTCTGCGACGGCCTGATCAGCCCGTCAGGATGACGAGGCATCTCCGACGACGCGCCGACGATCAGGGCATCAGCCATCCCTCATCGCCTTGAGCTTGGCGTCGATCTCCCTGATCCTGTCGGCGTAACCAGGCCCCATTCGGACGCTCGCGCGGCGCATGGCTTCTAGCCGAGCGATCTCGGCCTCCTTCATCTTGGGCGAAAGCTTCTCCGGCACGGTAATCCGATACCGCGAGCCGGACGCCAAACCTAACCCCAGGCCGACCCGGTCGAGTGGGCCGGCTGCGGCTTGTGGTAGCGATCGCGCGGTTCGGTTGGCTTGGCCGGTGCCCGGCGCTGGCTCAGGCGGCAGTTGACCGCGAACTCTCCGAACGCATCGGCACCGTGGCTGTTCTCGTCGTGGAGAGGGCCGGTATAGACCATCAGCGACCGATTCCATCGCTTGCGGTAGTTGCGCAACCGGTCGAGCCCCGCGGCGCAGCGCTCGGCGTCGAAATACACGAAGGGAAGCAGGCGGCGGGCGGCATTGATCCTGTCGGCCGGATCCATGGCGACGCCGACGCGAATGGGCTTCACGCCCAGCGCCTGAAGCGTCTGGAACCGTGTCCGTCCTCCCGCCCCCCATTCGCGGACCATCACGTCGTGAGGCAAAAAGTGGTTGCCGTAGCGATAGGACCGGGAAGTCTCGACTTCGGGCGCCAGCTCCCGGAGCGCCTGGCGAACGATGGCGTCCGCCCCCTCGCCGGCCGTCTCGTAATAGTCGATTGCCCGAACCTGGGTGCCGTTCTCCTGCAAAAACCAGATTGCCGTGTAATCGTCGATGCCGATGTCCCAGGCGGTCAGCACGGGCAAAGCCGGATCATGGGGGAAGAGACCGATCCTGCCTTGCTCCTGTGCCTCGCTGATTTGTCGCCCGAAGTAGGAGCCCGGAACGGCGGCGTTGAAGTCGACGAGGTATTCCTGCCGATAGCGGGCGTCCCCTTCCTCCTCGGAACCCTCCTCGTCGATCAGCTCTTGACGTTCTCGCGCCAGTTGCTCGGCCGTGAAGACATTGGTCGATGTTGCCGCCAGACGCTGCGTAAACCAGTGGCCCTGCCGCTCTCGTGCCTCAAAGGCGCGCGTGGCGTGGTTCCGGCCGCGAGGCGTCCAGATAAACAGGGCCCAGCCGCCGTTTTCGGCGAGAATCGGGCGAAGGTAGGACCAGCTGTTGGGCTTGGCCAACGACCATTCCGAGAAGACGACGCCTATCGGCGGCGAGCCGACGAGACTGTCGTAATTGTCCGACCCGACCACCTGCCAGGTCGACCCGTTGAGGAAGCGGATGAACATATCGACTTCCCGCGTCGAAGCCCTGAGCTCGCGCGGAAACGCCTCGTCTATCCGCCTCTTGCCGGTGTGCGGATTGATCGCCTCCCATATCGCCTTGCGGGCCTGAGACGCCTCGGGCAGCATGTGCCAATAGGTGCCGATGCGCTGGAATGCGGCGACGGCCGCCCAGTTGAGCGCGACATCGTCCTTGCCGGCTCGGCGATGCCAGGTGCAGTCGGCGCGAAGCCCCCCTCGCTCGAGATACGACCAGACGGGAAGCTGATAATCCCTCGGACGCCAACCGTTAGGAAGGCGGATTGTCGGCATAGCGGACGATCTGGATGTTCAGGGGCGCTTCCGGATCGCCGCTCACCTGCAGCGGCAGCACCTTCCCGACGAGGCTGAGGAAGGCCGTCGGATTGTCCGTGGCCTGGCGGACGAGATACGATTCACCGCCGGCCCGTTCGAGCGCGCCGAGGATCATGTCCTTCAGCGCCGCGGTCATCTTGTTCGGCGTGCCCTTGCGCCGACCGCCCGTCTTGGACCGTCTATTTCCCTCTACTTTAGACACGTCACGCCGCTTTCGCCCGGGGAGCGTAGCTCTCTAGGCTCGCCCGTTGCATTCCGTCCACGATCCTCATCGCCATCTCCAGGCTTACGCCCCATTGCGAGGCCAGTTTCTGGTAATATAGCACCATTGCCTCCAGTAACCTTGCGGAGCCGTCGAGTTTCTGTTCCTGGTCGGCCAACTCGCGCGCGGTATCGTCCTTGCAATAGGAAGGGCATTCGGACCGATGGCCTCGTCCGCCGCGATTTACCGGCGCCGGCTGTTGCACCCCTACCCCTCCCTCATGTTTGTTGTGGCGCCAGCGGGTTGTCATCACTTCCGGTCCAGAAAGTGCTGGCTGGTGCCGTCATTCAGCGTCCTCACGCCAACGAAGTATGGCTTGCCCGATGCGACGACGAAGTTTTTGGTGTTCAGCTCGGCAGCGTAAGCGATCAGCGTGTCGATCGTGACCTTGCCTGGCCTTTGGGGCTGGCGGCCGAAGAGCGGGTTAGTTGGCTGGACGGTCATAGGTGCCTTCGATCAATTTGGTGAACCTGCTGGGCTGAAGGAGGAAGTCGAAGTCGGCGCGCCATCCCCGGTCGTTTTCGCCGCGGAGGAACGGCGAGCGCTCCACCGCCGAGATGGCCTCGGTGAAGTCGTCGATGCTGTGCTGGCGGATTCGGGCCACGAGCTTTCGGCGCCGCTCCGGCGTCATCTTCGCCTTCGGCAGGCCCTGGCGGCCGGCCATGTCGTTCCAGACCTCCAAAACATGTTCGGGGAGGAGGGTCGGGGGCGCCTCGGCGCCATCCTCCCCGGAATGATCGGAACGATCATGGAGGGGAGGAGCGGGGGGGATTAGAATATTATCATTAAGGGGGGGTGTTACGTCACGCGTTACGTCACGGCCGTTACGCTTGGCTTTCTTCCTCTCGCGGTAGTTCGCCTGGCGCACGGCGGCAGAAGAGCGCGCCGGCTCCATCGCCTCGGCTAGCTCAGCCGCGTCCTCCAGAGTCAGTCCCTTCGCGGCGAGAAGGCGTAGAGCGGCGGCGTTGAGGCTCACGCCGCCTCTCCGCTGAACATGGTGAGCTGACGTTGGGCATCTTCAATGCGCTTGCAGGCTATGTCGAAATATTTGGGTTCGCGCTCTATGCCTATAAACTCACGGCCCATCTGGACTGCGGCGACTCCGGTCGTTCCGGAGCCCATGAATGGGTCTAGGATTGTGCGAGCCGTCGGAAGATGACTAAGCGTCCAGCACATCAGTTTGACAGGCTTCTGGGTTGGGTGGTCGGTGCCGTCGAGCAGCAGCTCAACACGATTAACCGTGCAAATTCGGAGTGCGCCGCCGAATGATGTCCACGCCAGTTCTCCGTCGGACTGGTTGATTCTTTGGCCTTTATCCCAGACTAGCCACTTGCCTGTCGGCGGTAGAAGATCGGCGAAGTAGTTCCCGCCCCAAATAACCGCGCAAGGCGCTGCCGCGAGCACCATGGCAAACGTCTCGGCGTCCGGGCGCTCTGCGTCCCAGCCTAGGAAGTCGTGCGCCTTCCTGCCGCCATTGCCGCCTGTGGTGCGCTTCTGACCATCCTTGCCGATACCGTAGGGCGGATCGGTCACGACAGCATCTGCGGGCTCGAGTGCCGGCAGCACATCCCGACAGTCCCCCAAATACAGCGTTGCCCGCCCGATCACTTCCTTGCGCAATGGGACGAGCGCCTTTGGCTGAGACGAGGCTGTCATCGGGCGATGCCTTCGGCCCGCGCTGGTCCGGCTTCGCCCCGAGCCGAATCTTCGTTCGTCTCGGCCATTCGGGGACCATCGCTATCGCGGCGACAGTCCCGACACTTCCCGCGCCAGATAGTCCGAAGCCGAAAGCACGCCTCGCAGAAGCCGAGTGAACGCACATTGCGGCCGGGCCGTCGGTCAGGCGCACCAGCGCCAATTGGGCAGTCCGGTTCGGCGTCAATCAGCCGCAACCACCATTCTTTGGAGCGCGTGGTCATTTGACCTTCGCCGAGAGGGCGGCAATGAAGGTCATGTCGTTTTCGCCACAGTATCGGCGGAAGGCAGCTTCGTGCAGCTCGCCGGTCAGCATGTCGATGCTGTGGCCGATAGTGCCGCCCTTCCACGACCCCTTGCGCTCTCCGGTCTCGCCGGAAAACTGGATGTCGAGCGACCGCTGAATTTTGGGCCGACGGAACAGCGAAAGCCATTTGAACCAGCCCTCGCCGAAGCGCCACTCGCGCTCCTCTATTCTCGTAGTCGCCGCTAAAAGCTCGCCGTCAAAGTCATGAAAGGCGAAGTCGGCGGTTGGGCACGCATCTCTAACAGACTCCTCATCCCTGTGCCGTGCCAAAACGCCTTCGGACGACAAGCCGCGCCAAGACCGCTGCGGAATTGTGCCAACGAGTTCGCCATTAAGGCCATAGAGGCTGTGTCGGACATGCCGCCACTGCGTCCATGGCAGGAAGCAACCCCAGCGCTGTTCCGTGCTGCTGTCATTCGTGACCCGACCCAATGAGACGGACAGATGGCCATCGCTGTAGGTGAAGCCGTATTCGCGCGGACCAGCATCCCAGTAGCCGCTATCCGGTCCTCTCGACCACTCATAACGAGAAGTGTCCACCCAGTGGCGCCAAGGCTTGATCAGCGCAGGCAGGGCCGTGATCAGGGTATGGCCGAAGCCGCTGAATCTGAGGGTGCAGACCGGAGACTCGTCGCCGTCTCCGGAGTTGAGAACGATGGCCAGGGGCCGATAGCCGCGATGGTCGCGTGCGTAGGTGAAAGGACCAAAGTTGTGGTCGTTGTCGCTCCAGCGGCGACGGTTCGCGGCGCTAGTCATAAGTCCAAGCTCCTTGAATGCGCGAGGGATCGTTACCCGACAGGGCGGAGACCGGAACGGGCTCCGGTGAGCGAAGCGAACTAGAGCCAGGTGCCGAAGGCACGCGCCCATCCTGATCTTCCAGGCTCATGCCGCCTCCTCCGCCTTGGCCTTGCAGAACTTGGACCAGCACCTCACCGCTTCCTCGGTATGGACCAGGCGCTCGCATTGGGCGCACCAGACCTTATCCACAGCCGGGCTCTTGAGTTGTGCGACTATTTCTCCACGCCTTCGGGCCCACCTCTCCTCCCTCTCGCGGTCGTCCTTGTTGTAGCTGGCCTCGAGGATGGCGGCGCCGAGCTCTTCGTCGGTAAGACGAAGGCGGCTGGCCACCTCCCTGAGGGTGGCGCCGGCGTGGAACAGGCAGAGGAACTCCTCGCGGGTCACGGTGCCGTCTCGATTCCGATGACGACCTTCCCGCCTCCCTTGATGGGCTCGGCGAAATGGTAGGACGGAAAGAAGCGGCTGTCGTTGACGCCCAAAGCCTCCGCGATGCCGTCGAAATAGGGCTTCAAACGGTTGGCGAAGTTCACCCGGTCGCCGCGGCGGTCGGGCGGGTAGAAGACGACGATGACCTTGATGTCGCCATGGGGGGGGGCGGCCGCCTTCGCCGCGAGCGTGGCGTTCCTCGCCCACAGGCGATGCTTGGCGACGATCTCGGCCCTGTCGCGCCAGTGGCCCTTGTTGTGCCCCGAGAGAGAGGCGGGCGGCCAGGGAAGCTCGATGGTCATGCGCGCTGGACCTGGCGTTCGGAGGGGATGGGGGGATTCATGCGGCCAGCTTCCGGAGCCGTTGGCGATAGGCTACCAGCTTCTTCTCGACGTCTGGAACGCGCATGAAATTGAGGACCATGGCGTTGATCTCGATGTCGCAGTCGGTGCAGACGCCGCGATATTGGTTGAAGTCGGCGCAGACCCGCCACTGCTGGGTGCTGGGCTTACCGCAGCGGGCACACGGGACGCGCTTTATGCCTTTGAGCGTGTATGGGATGTAACGAGGCCTCACGCCGCGATCTCCCCTTCGATCTGGCCGGAATCAGTTCTGATCGCGAACACTTCCACGGGCTGCGGGCCGAAGAATTCATGCGTGATCGTGCGCTCGGAATATCCGGCCCATGGGAGCGTGAGGCGGGTAACGCCTTCAACCCCGCCGCCCTTCGGATAGCCGCGCGTAAGCACCAGGCGCCGGTACTCACGCCCTACCAAGCGTTTGCGCCAAAACGGCGACCGGAGGCGGTATTCCTCAGGTTTCGCACCAGCGCGGATTTGGTCGAAATACCGGCCGGCAACGGGGATTGTGAGAGTGGTGCTCACGCCGCCCTCACCGTCAGCCGCCGAAGCAGCTCGTCCAGGGCTTCTCGCGCGGCCTCGAGGTCACGGCGCATCTGGCGAGCCTCTGCCGGCGAAACCTCGTCATCGTCCTCGAGCGCGACAGACAGGGCCATGTTGGCGCGGCAGATGGCCGTCGCCTTGCAGCGGTCGTTGGTCTTGTTGCGGCGGGCGCCGGCGACCAGGGCGTCGACGCTTCCGGTAAAGCGGCCGTTCCATTCCTTGCGGGCGAACTGGAACGTTACCGCGTCCATGCAAGCCGTGCCGTCACAGTATTTCGCCGCCTGATCCTCGCTTTTCCCGAGAATGCGACCGATGTCGGCGAAGGTGAGGCCGTCCTCCGCCTTGATCTGGGACAAGTCCTGAGCGATGGCCGCCCGGATCAAGGAAGCGGTTAGCGTCGGGCCTTTGCCGTGGATTATCGGTTTACTCACCGCTTATTCTCCGCTTCATGGATCTGGGACGTAGGGAAGGAGCGACCGACCGGGACGAACGGAATGAAGCCGTCGACGGGATCGGGGATGAAAGACGGCGCCGGCCAGTGGCCATAGGAATTCTCGTGGGCTCGATCCTCGCGAGACTCCCGCCGCCAGTGGAGGAAGGCGCAGACGATACCGATTCCAAGCCCGATCAAGGCCAAAGAGATAAGGAGATATTGCCAGGGGGAGAGGGAGGACATTCAGGCGGCCTCCCGGATGCCATCGACGCGGGCCGCCCAGCGGCCGATGAAGGTGACGAGCTGGTCGAAGTTGCAATCCCGCCAGTTGCCGGTGACGCCGTCCTTGATTGCGCGAAACGAGTAGACCTCGGACGACTTATATTCGCAGCGAACGACGATTACGGTGATGTGGTCAGACAGGCGCGTCAGCGCCTCGAAAGCCCTGCGCTGGCCATCTTTCAGGTCGGCGGCGCGCTCTTTGAATTCGGTAATCAGGAAGTGGCCGTTGAGCTCAACGAATCCGTCCAGATCGGTCATCGCGATTCCGCGCGGGAAGCACTGAGCGAAAACTTCGATGTCGAAGTGCCGGTGATAGTTGAAACAGCCGCTCACCAAGCAATTCCAGGCTATCGGATTGTAGCCGCGGGGAGGTGTCATTGACGTACCTCCACGACGAAACCGGCATCGGCAAAGTGGGCAGTGAACGTCTGGAGCCGAGAGCCAAAATAGAAGAAAGCCTGCCCTTGAGTCGGCGCGGCCACCCTGCCGTCAGGCGAGGTGAATTTGATCCTGCCGCGTGTGAAGCAGATCGCCGTCGCCGCTTTGGCGAGCTTCTGGAACCACGCGGTATCCGTGTAATTGTGGGTGAGCATGATCGCCTCGGAAACGCGACCCGCGCCGCGCTCGGCAATCATTTTATCCGCGAAGTCGCCGATGGCCGGTTGGGCGTAAGGCGGGTTGAGCCACACCTTTCCGCACCACTCCTGCGCCAAGCCATTGTCGGCTTCAGTGAAGAAGGTCTTCGCCTTGACGATGCGCTGCGCTTCCGGGTGGCTAGCCGGGTCGACCTGGATGGTGCCGAGCACCTTGCGCGCCAGCTCGATATACTCTGGCGGCGTGAACCATTCGTTGTTGCCGGTGAAGCTGGTGCGGTTGACGATCTTCTGCTCGACGGCTTCGGCCTGTTCCTCTTGCGGAAGGCGCGCAATCTCGGCAGCCGCGGAAACCGTTATCTCATCACGCTCGACGGCCTGAACCAATTCAGGAACACCATCTCGTTCTACCTTCCGGGCGCGCTGAATGCTGTCGACGCTCACATTCAAGAGCGCCGCGGCTTCAGCCTGCGTCGGGACATTTGCCGCAATTGCGGTATTTTCCGGGCGCCCCTTTGGGAGTCTCGCTATGCGCGTCCCGACCATCGCCCGCTGACTTTCCGACAAATGACGTCGGGCGAGGTTCTTGGCGATGACGAAATCAAGGGGCTTGGAGCCTTCGTACTCGACGCGCGGATATTCAATTCCGAGATCGCGCGCCGCCATGTAGCGGTTGCGGCCGTCCAGAATCGTGTCGCCAATGAAGACGATGGGCTCGAGAACGCCGTTCTTCGCGATGTCGGCTTTCAGCTCCTCGAATGCGGCACCTTCGAGCCACGGGAACAGCTCGGCATATTCGTGAAACTTTACGCCGACCGCGGGGACGCGCTCCATGCGCAAGGGATGAGCGGCTTCGACCGAGACCGCTTGCGGGCTCGGGTCCGGAGGACCGCCAGCCCGGTCCCCGAAGGGGATGCGCCCGGCCTCCATGGCCTACCCCCTCCCCTTCTTAAGGAGGGCTCTACGATCCTCGTTGGAGAGGTAGAGGGACGGCTTCTCGGAAAGCCAGTTGATCCGAGTGCGCCCATAGACAGGAATATCGATAACGTCGGATCGGCAGATGCGCCGGGGCGGAGGCGGGGCGATCGGCGGGGCCTCGTCGACAAGAACCTCAATGGCGCGGGCCCTGTTGCGGAGGCGGCGGATGAAGCCGCGTTCCTCCAAGGCCTCGAGCAACCGAAAGACACCGCTCCGGCTGCCAAGCCCCAGCGCCTTCCGCATCTCCTCGAAGCTCGGGCACAACTCCCTCGTCTGGATATAGACCAGCAGCTCGCGCATGCGGGGGGTGAGGCCGATCATGCCGCCCTCGTAGAAATACGTGCGGCGCGGCTGATCCAAGTTAGTGGCGTTCTCAGTGAGTTACGGGCAAAGGTGGACGTTCTGCCTGAGGGGTTGGGCGATTCTCCGTGGTATGGAGATACGCCTTGGAAACGAATGTTGTTGTCCACCTCGACGGGCCGCCGGCCGTTCAAATTCGCAAGGGCGTGGCCCGCGTTGTCGATCACACCGGAGGCATCCGGATTGAGCGGGCGATGGCCGTTTCCGATCTGGAGGAATATGTCGCGCGCGGAAAACGGGCGCTGGAGCGCTTTGCCCGCGGCGAGGGGGACGTTGTTGAGGACTGAGACGCTCACGCCGCAGCCTTCTCCGGCTGGTACTCGGCCATGAAGCGGCGAACACGGTCCTCTGTCTCCGGCCAAAGACGACGGCCGGTGCGAAGTTGGCGGACGAATTTCCAGTCGTTGACCGCCAACCGACCGAACGTGCTGTCCGGCATTCCGTGCTGGGCGGTGAACGCTTGAATGTCAGCGAGTAGCGTCTGCATGGGGGCGGATAGTATACGGGACGTGTCCCGCACGCAAGCGCCTTATGCGGGAACCTTCCCTAAATTGCGGGAAATACCCCGACGTCCGATAATGGCTCGCATGCCCGCCAGCGACGTAATCGACTATCCGAGACTCCGGCGATTGGTGCGCGATCGCGTCGGCGGGGTCGGTCAGCCATCGCCAAGAAAGGCGTCCTTAGCGGCGACACGCGGCAAGAACGAGGACATGGTCCGCAACCTGCTTGATGGAACAGATTCCTCCGTGGACGCTGTGTTTGGCCTTTGCGACTTTCTGAAAATCCCGCTGCCCCAAGTGATCAAAGCGATAGCCGGGGAGCGCGTCCCGGCAAGGACGTGGCTAACGGTGACGGGCTACGTCCAGGCGGGATCGTGGCGAGAGCCCGTAGACGACAATCCAGACGAGATGTTCCAAGTTGAGGTGGAGGAATTGCCCATCTATGATGGACAACACGGGCTATTAGTCCGCGGTCATTCGATGAATAAAATATTTCCTCCAGCCACCGTGCTGCGGTGCGTGGATCTGATCCTAGCCGGCACAGATATCGAAATTGAGCTTGGCGACTATGTGATTGCCGAGCGAAAGAGGGCTGGCCTTCGAGAGCTCACATGCAAGCGCCTTCAACGAGCGGCAGACGGCTCATGGGAGTTGGCATCAGAATCGACGCTTCCAGAATTTAGGGACCCCATTCCAGTGGGGCTGCCAAGTGAGGGCTATGACGACATGGGCGAAGATGAAACGCGCGTCCGCGCCATAGTCATTGATGCCTATCTACCGCTTCCCCGCCGACCGCGGCGGCCCCTGCCAGATGAAGGCTAAGCTCCTCACTCTTCTCGTTCTGCTGACCGGATGCGAGCGGTCGGTCTATGATGACTGGACTAGCGCAAGGACGGCAGAAACGGCCGATATAGCGGATGTTAACGCGAGGAACGCGCTCGCCCAAGTTTCTAGTCTTAAGGCCAAGGTTGTGGAGCTCGAGCAACAGAATGAAGCGCTCCGACGCGAGGTCCAGGACCTAGAGCGGCGTAACGAACTGATTATGGAAAGCCTCTCCTCTTTTCAGCGGACCTATAACAGCCACACGCACTAAGGCGGGACGCTCCCCGCATTTTTCTGTTGACGCGGGAAGCATCCCGCACTAGTACGGCTCCCAATCACACAGGGAGCTGACCAGTGCCAACCACCTACGCGATCGCGTCCGACTATTCCGAGGTCCTCCCAACTGAGGACGGCTTCGGCAAGTTCGCCACGGAGCTTGAGGCGGTCGAATACTGGATTGACCTGCTGGAAACCCAGCGCGCGGTTACGGCCGAGCACCTTGCGCGCGCCAAGCGCCGTCGGCGCGCTCTGAAGCAAGCCACCTGATCACTCATCACACAGGGAGCCGACCGAATGTCACAGCAGCGGGAAGAGGGAAGGATTGGGGCGATTCCTGCTTCGCAGGACCGCTCTGCCGCCCTTCGGGCTGAGCCTGCTGCGCAGTCTCAGGCAAAGCCGGCTGCCGCTATCGCTGACGAGTTTCAGCGCCGCGTGCAGTTCTCTCCGTCCTACGATCGCCGCGCTGAGGGCTACGGCATCGGCAATGTCCGCATCTGGTTTTACCTGATCGGACCGGCAGGCGCAGTTCAGTGGCAGATCGGAACCAACTGGTACGTGCCGTCGGCGCAAGAGCATTTGAAGGCGCTTGATCCACGCGTTCAGAGCGTCCTCGAAAACTCGCTGGCAGGCAATCGCTATCAGCCGCAGGCATGGGACCTCGGCTATCATTCTCGCGAACCTCTCTACGACTATGCCCGAGAGGCGGGGCCCTCCCAATCCGCATGCGAGGTCCTAGGCGGAGATCCCTGCTACTACGACGGCTCCAGCCTGAACGCCGAACTGCTGATTGTGCCCTTCCTAGAAGGAGGCGACAAGGCAGTTTGGGAGGCGCTGGAGGCGTACTATCGCCACACGTTCGAGGGCCAGCCTTGGCCCTTCGACGATGCCGGAAAACTCACCGCGGCGACAACCGCGAAGACGGGTGCCGTCGAAGACGAGAGCGCGGTCGGCAACGCCGATGCGCCCAACGACCCCTCCAAAGCTCGGGGTGAGGCATCATGACGGGCAAGGACGGGCGCGTGCCTTCGGCACCGGGCTCTCGTGAACCGAGCCCTGACGGTCTCGGCCCTTCGGGCTTCGATCCCTCGCGCGTCACGTGTCCCGGCTGCGGTGCCAACATCGCAAAGGAGTGGGCTGCGGTTCTACCCGACGAGACCGACCTGACGTTCGTGATGGAAGTTGCTGAGGGCCAGATGATTCAGGCGCAGACCCTCGGCGGCGTCGTCACCCAATTCGACAAGATGCAGAAGGCCATCGGCAGGGAGGCGGGCGCGAAGACGACGACGCTCATCAAGTCGCTCGGCATGGATGAGAACGGCACGATCAGCATCACGTTCCGCATTTGCAATGTCGCGCAGAAAACTCGCCGCGATAGCGATGGAAGCCCGGAGGGGCGAGACGCGCAGCGGCTCGACGGCGAAGCCGCGACAGCGCGGGCCGAAGCGAAAGCTGAGGCATCGCCCAACCCCAGCCCGAAAGCCCAGCCATGACCCCCTCAGAACCATGGAGGCCGATAGCCGAGGCGCTGGAAGCTTACGACATACAGTCGGGCCAGTGCCCGTTCGCCAAGAAGCGGACGCCGCCGAAGGAAAAACCGTGCCCAAAATGTGGCGCCGAGGCCTCAGAGGGTTGCCGAGAGCAGACCGTTGCCGCCTTTCGGTTCGTGCTCGCGGTTCGCCGTACAGTGGAGCGCGCCCATGCTTTTCCTCCCCAGGTGAAGAAGGAGGGGCAGGGACGATGAGCCTTCTCGCCGGATCACGCGGTGTGAACCGCTACGTCTATCGCCGGGGGCACGGCGCCAAGCGGCGGGTAATGCACCTCGCTGGCTATGACCGGCTGGGGCAGTTCCTTGCGCCGCTCTGTGGTTCGCCGCTGAACCTCGACACGAGCTGCAATCTGCCTCTCGGCCGCCCCGTCTGCAAGCTCTGTCTTCGTGTCGAGAACAAGCTTTCGCGAGGTCAACCATGAACGCGCAGGTCGATGGGCTGTACGCGCTCGCTCATAATGTCGCCTTCATGGTGGATAGGGAGGCGGCGGAATGACGCGCACGGAGCATCTTTTGTCGTGTCTCGCGGAAGAGTGCTGCGAGGTCGGCCAGCGTGTTTTCAAGGCGCTACGCTTCGGGCTTGATGAGATACAGGCCGGGCAGGAGATGACGAACGCCACTCGCATCGCAGCCGAGATGCGCGACCTGATATCCGTTGCCCAAATCCTTTGCGACGAGGGCGTTCTTGACCGCCAAGTCATGACTCCCGGCTTCGGCTGCGTTGCAATGAAGCGCGCCAAGATCGAGCGGTTCATGGCCATCTCTCGCGAACAGGGGGTCTTGCCATGACCCTCTCGCGCAACATCGGCTCGCCTGATACACTCCCTTCTCCGCAGACCTCCCCAGGTGGAGTGACGATCAGCCAGTGCGGGGGAACTGGTGCGGAGAGATCCCCCGACCTCCCCATTTTGGGCGATTGCCTTCGGCACCGTTCGGGCGGGCTCCGCCCCGAGCCGCGTGCCGCGTCTCAGCCCTTCGGGCGCTCGTCGACTGGCGCACAGCCCATGGTTCCAGACTCCCCGCGCCTGTTCGGACCGTCGGCCGGCGCCATCGATCTGAACGCCATAGCGCACCAGGAGAACCGCCTTCAAACGGCGCCGCTGTCGGAACTGGTTCTCGAGCATGCCGAGCTCAGCCGGTGGCTGGATCAGCCCTACGCCGAGCTCTGGGCCGATCAGCATGCCGAGAAGTCGGCGCGGATCAAGGCCGTCTGGCAGGCGATCAAGCGGCGGTCCCCGGAATATGCCGCGAAGATGGAGAGGCGTCCATGAAGCGCATCCTCACCATAGCAGCCGGGGACAGCCGCTCGCGCGCTTGTGCGGTCGCTGCCTTCCTCCTTTTCGTCGTGATGCTGGCGGTGATGGCATGAGCCAAACCGACGCCACTCATGCCGATCATTCTTGCTGCCAGAGCTTCAATGGCGGCACCGTCTGGATTTGCGGACGCGACGATGAAACTTCCGAGTGGCGGAGGACAACCCATCTCCAGCCGCGCGGGTGGAATGGGCGCGTCTTCGTCCCCTGCTGCAACCGCCTAGAGCTCCCCAAGAACACTGAGGCCCAATGGTACTCGGCCTATGGGGGCTATGTCTCGGGGTGGCGCTTTCGCTGTGCGCCTAACGCCGGCTGTAACGTCCGATCTGGCTACCGCCGCACCGCCCACCTTCGGGAGGGCTGGTATGCATATTAGGCGCAGTCCCGCGTCAGTTGACACTCACCCGAAGGGCGGAGACGCGAATGCGGCTCCGGCTCCGCTGAGTGGCGCGGTCGGCGAAGCCGAGACGCCCAAATCCCCCGCCAACCCCTCACCGGAGGACACACCAAATGGCTGACCGCGGCTCCGCTGTCCTGAGCGGCGAGCTCGTCACTCGGGCGCCGCGTCCCGATGCCTACAGGCCGACGCGCTATGAAGGTTTCATCGTCAGCGTCGACACGGGCCGGACCTATCCGCTGCGGCTGGACCGGGAGGTCAGCCACACCCGCGAACTGGAGCGGCAAGAACGGCCCTGTGCACCCCCGGCGACGCTCAAAGAGGCGGTCGGCGCGGCGCTTCGCAACCATGTTCTGAACCACAAGGACAAGCTCGTCATCAAGGCGACGGACGAAGCGACGGGGAAGGCCACCCTTCATCTGTACGCCGTGAGGCGCAAGTCGGCGCCGGATTACGTCTGGCGCAACCACGTCCAGGTTCGCGAACACAGGCTCTACGTCGAGCCGATCTGCGACCTGAGTTGGGCAGTCCTCGCGGGAGAGGTCGAATGAAGCCCAATCCCGGCAACCCTCCCGGGCTTCGGCGGCCGATGATGGCTTCGCCTGCCGAGCGGTTGCACGAACAGGGGCTCGACGTCGAAAGCGTCGACGAAATTCTCGAAGGCCGGCGCGGGCAGCCGGGCGTTCCAACCCGCGTCGATCCTCCCCGGCTCCCTGACACCCCCATGTTCCCGGAGCCGGGGATCTACTTCAACATGCCGGATGCGGAATACCACGCCATACCGGCTCTGTCGAACAGCGGGATCAAGTATCTCGCCTCGTCGCCGATGCTGTTCTGGGCGAAGTCCTGGATGAACCCCAATCGGGAGGAAGAGGACCGCGAGCATCAAATCCTCGGTCGCGCCTATCACTGCCGCCTCATGGAAGGGCTGGCAGCGTTCGAGGCCCGCTTCGCCGTCCTGCCCGACAAGGCCGAGTACAAGGACTTGCTCGTCACGGACGACGATATCCGGAAAGCGTTGAAGGACGCGGGCGAGAAGCCCCGGAGCGGCAACAAGAGCGAGCGCATCCTCCAGCTTCTGGGCGTCGATCCGTCGGCCAACATCTGGGACTCCATCGTCGCCGAGCACGCCTTCGCCAACGAGGGCAAGGCGTACATCACGGCTGAGCAATGGAAGCGGCTCGAGATTGCCGCCTATATGATCGACCGCGACCCGGAGCTGTCCAAGGCGTTCAGCGGCGGCCATCCGGAGGTGGCCCTGTTCTGGTACTGCCCGACCACCGGCGTGCCGATGAAGGCGCGGGTCGACTATCTGAAGACCCGCGCAATGATCGACCTAAAGAGCTTCGGCAACCAGCGCGAGCGGAGCATCGAGCGGGCCATCGCCTATGAGATCGCAGGCTATCACTACAATATCCAGCCGAGCGTCTACTTCGAGGGCGCCGCCGAAGTCCGCAAGCTGGTGCGCGAGTGCGGGGCCTCCGTGATTCACGGACTGGACGACCCATCTTGGGCGCTGAGATGGGCGCAGCATGCCGAGCCCGACAGGTGGCTTTGGGTCTTCCAGCAGAAGGGCCCGGCGCCCGTGACTCGCGGCCTCTGGTATCCCCGGGCCGGCACCACGAAGACGATCACCGACGAAATTGTCGCTCAGCAGAAGCGCAAGTTTGTCCGCCACGTCGAGATGTTCGGCGCCGAGCCGTGGTTGGATATCGCGCCGATCTACGACCTTGCCGACGAAGACATTCCCCCATTCGCAACGGAGATTTGAGCATGGCGACCGCGCCTGAAACCGAAGAGCATAGCGCGCCGCAGTTGCCGGCGAAAATTCCGCTGGTTGCCGATGATCGCGGAATCCTGCCGGTCATCCCCCGCGATACCGAAGAGGCAGCGCGCTACGCTCAGGGGCTCATTGCCGCCGGGATCATCCCCGACGCCTACCGCGAAGGCGGGAAGAAGGACGGCGCGCCGAACAAGGCGCTCATCCTCACCGGCATCCTAAAAGCAATGGAGCTCGGCCTTGCACCGCAGACTGGCCTCGGCACCATCATGCCGATCAATGGGCGCTTCACCGTGTGGGGCGACGGCGCGATCGCGCTGATTCAGCGGCACCGGGTCATCTCCCGGCATATCGAGACGACATGCGGGCCGGGCTTCGATCCGGACACCGGCCTTGCGGACTGGCCGGACGAATACGGCTGGGTCGCCAGCTATTGGCGGGTCGGGCAGGAAGAGCCTTACGTGGGCCGCTTCACGGTCAAGGACGCCAAGCGGGCCGGGCTCTGGAACAACAGCTATAAGAAGCCCTGGATGATGTATCCGAACCGGATGCTTCAGATCCGGGCGCGCACCTTCGCGCTCCGCGACGGCTTCGCCGACTGCCTCATGGGGCTCGGCATCCGCGAAGAGATTGAGGACATGCTGACCGCCGTGGCCGACGAAGGTCCGGCAGGCGCGGATAACTCAGCCCTCGAAGACGAGCCCGTGACCGATGCTCAGGACAACACCGCTGAAGAAGCGGCGGGAGAGGCCGCGCCGCAATGAAGGACGCGTCCAGCATAAGCGGCTCAAGCCAAAGGCCGGAGCGCCGCCCACGGCGGCCGAGAAGCGCCACAGGGAGCGCGTGGGGGCCATGCCGTGCCTCGTGCCGGGGTGCGGAGGCAGGGCGACCATCCATCACGTCACAGCGGGCATCTACGGTGGCCGGATCCCGCGTTCGCATCGTCGTATCGTCCCGCTCTGCCGGGCGCACCATCAACACGACTACGGTCGCGAGTGCGTCGAGCGCCTGTCGCATGGCGGCTTCTGGCGCACCCACGGGATCAACCTTCTCGCTGAGGCGGATCGGCTTTGGGCTGAGAGCGTCGCCCTGGAATGACCGCTATCGGCAAAGGAAAGCAGCATGAGGACCGAATACGGCATCCCCGTTCCGAGAGGGGTGCAGAAGGATTGGACAAGCGGGACGATGCTGAACGCCCGCCCGTTTCTGTGCCGCTACACCATTCCTCACGAATGGGGCGAGCCGTCCAAATGCGCCATGTGGCGAGACCGCTTCGGCAGGCTGCGTCTCATCGTCGCACACTATTCCAACGGCTGCTCAGCCACCGTTCGCATCGACGCCAACGGGAATTGGAAAACGTCCTTCGGGGACGTGACCGAACTTAAGAGGGAAGGAGAGGCGGGGTGAGCGAGACTTTCAAGACGATTTCGGATTGGTGCGACGACACGTTCGGCCCAGCCACCCTTTTGCGCATCGCCACCCGAGCCAACGAGGAAATGGCCGAGCTGATCGATGCGGCCAGTCGTGGCGATCAGGTGAAGACGGTTATGGAAGCCGCCGACGTGCTGATCTGTCTCGCTCGGTATCCCGGTCTCTGGGAGGCCGTAGAGCAGAAAATGGCGATCAATCGCCGTCGGACTTGGCGGCTTACGGGCGAGGGCTCGGGCTATCATATCCCACAGGATCAGGTGCAATGACCCGCGATAGCGGCAGCCGCCGTGAGGCCGAGACCGGAACGGGCTCGGGGCGAAGCCCGGCAGAGCGGCCCGCCGAAGAGCGGGCATCGCCCAACCCTTGGATTCAGGAGACCCCAACAATGCCCGGTGAGACCGAACTGCTGGCGGTCGAACGCTGCCTGAACTTCTTCGCGAGCGTCATCAAATCCGGCGAAAGCTGGTCGGCGACATGCGAGGCCGAGTTTCGCGCGGCGAAGGAAGCCCTGAACACCCGCGCCACCCCGGCTCTACCGGAGGAGCGGGCGAAGCTGGTCGAAAACCTGAAAAGCTTCGAAGCGGCCATCCGCTCGGAAGTAGGGCAGGACCGAGAGGACGGGTGTAACGCTGCCGCCGACATGCGCGAGCGCCGGGCCGACGAACTGGCGGCCACCATCGCCTTTATTGAACGCATGTCCGTCGCACCTCTACCGGATGAAGAAGCGGTAGAGCTTCTGGCGCGTCGTTTTTACGAGGCGCGGCCCGCGACCGGTTCGCTCGATCCCGATGAGCAGCGCCTTTCATGGGAAGAGGCTCAGACCGAGGCGGCGCCGTACGTGGCAGACTTACGCGCCTTCGCCCACCTCGCCTCCATCCCCTCCACGGTACCGGATGAAGAAGCGGTAGAGCGGGTGAAGCTGCCGCGAGAGGTGGGGCGCTCCTACGTTCGCGGGGCGAACGGCCAGTGGGTCGATCTGATAAACATCGGGGGGCGAAAGGTTGAGGTTGATGCCGAGATAGCTCTGATAGTTCGCGCGCTGAACGATGCCGGGCTGCAACCGGTAGCCTCCTGTTCGGGCCACGGCCATCGCCCAGGCATAATCGCACTCTCTGACGGGCGCGAGATCATCATCGCCCGCGACTTTGACGAGGCGCGCCGGATCGAACGTCTGTTTCCACTCGACATCAATGGTGATCCGACGGCCCCCCATCCCGGCCATGTTCTCGTACCGATAGAGGTGCTGGAGCCGTTACGAGCCGCCTACGATGCCTATGTGAACGTGATGCAAAACTTCTCGGTCACAGGTGCAACGTCGGCTGAGCGTCGGTTCTCGGAGGGAGAGCGTGAAGACACCGCAAAAGAGGTGGCGCATGAGGCGCTGGCGGCAGTCACCTTCGAGCATCTCTACGCTGCCAACGAAGCCCTCGCCGCCGCTCCCGGGCCTTCCGTAGAGACGAACGATGAAGGGTAGGACGGCCTTCGGCAACCTGCTGGTCGGGCTACGCCCCGAGCCTGCTATGCAGTCTCGGCCATACGGCGACCATCAGGCGTAGGAGAGCATCATGAAAAAGACCCGCACCCTCTACCTCCCGCTCAAGGGCATCTATTTCGACCAGATCAAGGCCGGCACCAAGCACGATGAGAACCGGCTGGCGAAACCCTATTGGGAGAAGCGGTTGGTCGGCCGCTCGTATGACTGCCTTGTCCTTACCCGCGGCTATCCGAAGGGCGGCGGCGTCGAAGGCGAAACCCGACTGACCCGCGCCTACGTCGGCTATACCCGCAAGAAGATTGTCCACATGCACTTTGGACCGGAGGAGGTCGAAGTGTTCGCTATCGATGTGAGGCAGCCTTCCCCGTGACTCGGCGCCTTCTCACCGCCGCCCAGGTTACGGAGGAGTTCAACCTCCCGTCGGAAAGCTACGTCCGCACCATGCGCCTTCGCGGCCTCAAGCACGTTCCCCTCGGCCGCGCGATCCTCTACGATGAGGCCGACGTCGCCGCCTTCATCGACTCCCAGAAGGTTCAGCTATGCCCCGCCCCAATTCCGGCCCCCGCCTCAAATGGCTCCCCAAGCGGCAAAGCTGGTACGTCGTCTGGTACGAGGCAGGCCGGGAAAGGCTCAGGTCTGCCGGCACGAGCGACCGCGGCCAGGCTGAAGCGGCTCTCGCCGAGATTATCGGCCAACGACAGCGGCGAAGCCGAGGTACCGGGTCTCGTGATCCGGCCCAAGTTTCCGTCGCGGAAGTCCTAGACCTCTATGGGACGGAACACGCCCCGACCCGCGCCGATCCCGCCCGAATCGGCTATGCGATCGACGCGCTGCTCTCGTTCTGGGACGGGAAGACGGTTGCCGAGATCAGCAAGACGAGCTGCCGCGCGTACGCGAAGCACCGCCAGCGTGCGGCCGGCACGGTCCGACGGGAGCTCGGCACATTGACCGCCGCTCTCAACTTCGCCGTCCACGAAAAGCTTCTCGAGCGCGCGCCGCACGTCGAGCTGCCGGAGAAGCCGGAAGGCAAGGATCGCTGGCTGACCAGGAAAGAGGCTGCGGCGCTGCTGAACGCGGCGAGGACCGGCCGCAGCGACGTCCGCCTCTACCTGCCGCTGTTCATCCTCCTGGGGCTCTATACGGGCGCGAGGAAGCAGGCGATCCTCACTCTTCGTTGGCCCCAGGTGGATCTGGAAAGAGGCCGGATCGACTTCCGCCGCGGCTCCCGGCGGACGAACAAGGGGCGGGCGCATATCCCGATCCCCGCCCGGCTGCTGACCTTCCTCAAGCTCGCCCATCGCCGGCGGATGTCGGACGTGGGCTTCGTGCTTCACGACAAGGGGAAGCCGATCAAGGACATCGGCGGGGGCTGGGACGGGATCGACGCCGAAGGCCACGGGCAGGGTAGCTTCGGCAGCGCGTGCAAGCGGGCCGGGCTGGTCGACGTCACCCCGCACACCCTTCGGCATACGTGCGGAACCTGGCTGGCTCAGGCGGGAGTGGATTTGTGGGAGATCGCCGGCTGGCTTGGGCAGTCCTACGCGACGACTGTGGAGCTGTACGCTCACCATCATCCGGATCATATGGAGGAGGCGAAGCGGGCGAGCGACCGGCGCTAGACGGTCTGTCGCGGCGTGATCACGTCTACCTGTAGCTCGTCAAGCCACTGCATCCTCTGCTCGTGACTCATCAATTCCCATGCAACAATAGCAGCTAAAACATAGCGGGGCGTCCCCGACCCCCATTTCTCCCGAAGCTGGAGCGAGGCCGTATTTTCTGAGACGCCCACGATGCGCGCCAAAAGCTTCTGCGGCAGCCCGGCGCGTTTGGCTCGAATCTGTAGCGGAGCCCCTTCCACGGGCTGAGAAGCTACATCGGCGGCGATCAACGTCACAGTGATTTTTCTCCTTGCCAAGCTAATTGCATAGGCGTAGAGAAAAGTCAACGCAGCAGTGATTTTGGAGGCAAGCGAAATGCACGACGACGACCAGCCTTTGCCGAAAACCACGCCGGGCGGCGCGCTTCATTTGCTGAGGCAGCGGGAGCGGCGCTTCATCGAGGCGGCGAACAATCCGAACTATGACGAGGTGCGCGAGGAGTCTGCCCGCTCCTTGCTCCACACTGCCGAGCGAACCGTCTGGACCGTCTGTGCGCGCGTGTTGGGTTGGGAGTGGTCTCCGGCCTATGGCGGCTTCGTTCGGGCCGACTACCACCCCAACGGCCCGGGCTACAAATTCGACAGCCGCCCCTCCGAACTGGACGCGGAAGAGGCCTGCTTTATCGACGGCATCGAAACGCTCGAACAGGCGGTTGCCAAACTGGAAGAGGCGGATGCCGCCGAGGCGGACGAACTTTTAACGGCTGAGCTGGCTCGTGGCTGA